TCAATAAGTTTATCAATAACCTGTCTTAGCTGAGGTATCGCCACTTTTGCTTGTTGTAAAGATGAAACTGTTTTAGTTGTCAAAGGAGAAACACCATCAGTTGATTTAACTCCAGTTCTTCTAATGTCCACTTGCCCGCTCGGCCTCGTGGTAATCACACTAGTAACCCCTGTTTTTGGGTCGAATTGAACTTTTTCAATTTGCTTAAATCCCCTTTTTTCTAGAATTTTTTTAGCTCGAGGATTTGAGTTATACAATTCATCCAAATGAGACAAATTTGGATTACCGGGATTTACTATTTGAATTCCATCTAAATTATTATTAGGAATCGAGCCTAAATTATCGGGCGTTTTATTCTTTCCCAATAAATCGGTATCAGCGTAATTTTTAATAGAAGGGCTATCGCCAAACATTTTCTTTTCTAATTCTTGATCAGCAAAAGCTTGATTTAAATCATTGACGAGCTTTTCTCTCTTAAGAGAAAACAGAGAATGCTCATCATTCAATCCTGTAGTAGAAGCCAACGTATGATTTAAAGCCGCATGCAAACGCTGCCCCAACTCTTGATTACTAATCGACTTACTTTGATTCCCTAGCAAAGTAGACTGCAATCCAGCAGCCTCATTCTGATCAGCATACTTTGCCTTAGCCTGATTAATAGTATTCTGTAATTGCTTTCCAAGCAGCTCCTCAGCAAGATTCTTAGGCTTGTAAATAGTGTCCATGCCTTGCTGGAATCCACGCATACCAGCAAGGATGTTTCCACCTAAACCACCCGCTTCTTCAGCGCCTAAGCGAAAAGGTGATGAATTAAATGTAACAGCCATTATTGACCCCCTTGACCTATACCAAACAATTTACTAGCGCCATAGCCTGCTAAAGAACCACCACCCGTCATAGGAGCAGACGCAAGAGCTGCCAATGGGCCAAATATAGACCCCCAATTATTTTGATTCTTTCCAGCTTGCCCCGCATAATCATAAGCTGACTTTTGACCTAGAACGTTCCCTAACGAAGATGCGTAATCTTTAGATGCATCATATCCTTGAGAATTAAAACCTTCTTCGCCTTTGATTCCAGCGCCGTACAATCCCAGAATATGATTAATATAATCCTCGTAATCTTTATTAGCAAAATCACTGGCCGTGTTCATATTTGAATATTGATGCGCCCCTGAACCCAGCATACCGCCAGCAGCAAACGCATTGTTTCCAGCGTTAAGCGCTTCTCGCAGCTTAAACTGATAGCCAGGAGATTGAGTATAACCTTCCCCAAGTTTGCTAAATAATGCCCCAGGGTCATTTAATTGTTGTTCATATTGAGGCTGCAAACTGGCCATTGCATTACGACCATTATCAATATAGGGCTGATAATAAGGATTTATCGTAGATGGAATTTGATCTAAACGCTTATTCGCAACATCAGCAGGATTCTTTTGATTGCCACCAAACAATTTACCAATTTCGCCAAAAATACTCATAAACTTCCCCTTACGCTGATGTTATTGTTTGAAATGTTGGCACGCCTGCAACCAGAACGGCAACCATTAATTTGTTGGTCGTGGTGTTGTAAATTATCGTCCCTGGCGCACAACTATACTCATCAGGTAACGAAGTCGAAGGGTTTGGAATGCGGTTATTTTGAATGGCCGTTATATTTGCCGCATCTTGAGAAGGGGCGACTAAACCTTCATTTCCTATATAAGTTTGCAAAGAAGTGATTAAAGCCTGCCTAAATGTCATTTCGTTATCAGACGGCATGCCTTTATCATCAATCATTTTTCCCATAGGCAAATTGGGGATTCTTATTACTGCCATAGTTCTAGTTCCCCTTCTGTCACCACAAAACGCCCAGCGCCGTTAAAGCGCAATTGAAACGTTACGTCATTCATTATTCCAAGACGCTGGTATATAAACCTGGATTTTCTTTTTCCCGTAGGGTTCATATCGCGTCTTACAGACGACCCAAAGCTTTCACCGCCATCACGAGAAATTGACAAATCAACGGATGATGATGATAGCTGGTAAGATTCCTGAACCGAATTGCGGGTTTCAGTGTCAATCGTGACGCCACCTTCAGTAACTATAGTAATTCCTGACTCAGTGGCAAGCCCAATACCATCAGGATTAATTTCATAATTAACGGTGGTAAAAGTATTTTCCTGTCCATTCTCAATAGTAAATCCTAGGCTTTTTCCAATAAAATAACGCTGAGAAGGGAAACGCAAAGGCGGCGTTACACGTATCCTAGGAATAACTTTGATTTCTTCTGATGGATATTCTGCATCAGTGTATTGAGTGCCAAATTGATACACATTGCCGTCATTAAGCGACACAAAATAATAATGATTATTAAAGAAAACAACGTCTCTTGCAGGATGATAATTTAATTCTGGATCAGTAATTGTGAAAAATAATTTCGTATTAAAGTCATATGCATACGTCAAATTATCATCAATAAATGTAAACTGATAAATTAAGTGCCCATCTTGACGAAACAAAAATGCAGTGCAATTTGTCGGATTAGTTAATTTAGCTAACTTAAAATCAATCCCATCTGTAGAAATTCTTTGTATAGCACCACCACTATAAAAACTTATTGAAGGGCCAGACTGTTCGTTCACCGACAACCAAACGATAAAATCTTCAAGCTCAGCAATACTCGCAGAATTTAAACAACCGTAGTCTAAATTGGTCGTGCTGTTTCGTTGATAAGGGAATAAAGCCAAACCCAAATCTTGCCATGATTCAGCCACATTTGAACCGAATACGATTATATTGTTACCGCCCCCAGGAACGGGTACAACCGCTTGTATATACCCAGGCTTGCTTTGAAGGCTGCCTACGCTATTAGCGATAGTTAAATTAGGATATAGAGGATTTACGGGCTCTTTAGGCCAAGCTAGCGCATCATTAAAGCCGGACAAAATCCATTGCTGAGTAAACAAACTAACAACAATAAATCGTCCATTTTGAAAAGACACATAGCCAGGATTTTTAAAATCAAAAATAATAGTGCCGCCTGACGCAACATCAGAAGAAGCAAATGTATTGTTGTCGTAATCATAAGCATACAAATAAACTTTATCAGTAATAACAATTTGTTTATTGTTATTTTCTGACATGAACACGTCACCTTCGTTCGTTTGCAATATACCGCCAGGAACAGGCGTAAGCGACAAAGACGAGTCTATTGTGTAAACCAAATTACCAATAACGACCAACATAAAACCACCAACACTACTTGCATAAATCCCTCTGCCCGCAACTTCAGTATTTAAATCAGTAATGCTTTTGTAACCCGCATAAGGAACCAAAAAATTATCGCTAACTATAAAGTTAAATGTTTCTTCGCGACTTATTTTTGGAAATCGACCAAATCCGTTGCCGCCCACAATTTTTACAGGCACTTCTTGTATATTTTGTATTAGATTAGGAGCGGGCATTTATATAATCCTTGAAGATTGGGATTGGCGGATAGTGCAAATTAGAATGGAAAATATCCGCGAGATAAATTTATAGATTGCCAGTCCCAGGTATTACCACCACCCCAATACCCTTGTTTCTGTATAGATAAATCCGGTGGGCTGACATCCAATATCTTTTTCTCATATTGAGCTAGAATTTTTTTAGACGCATCAGGAAAAGTAGTTCCCCAGTCTGAGCAAATCTGTTCGGCTAACGCAAACCGTAAATATTCCAAATAAAATCCATCGAATACAGTCGACAAATCAGTAAACAAAGTTACTTCATCAAAGCCAAACTTTCCCCACAACTTCATAACATAATTTGCTTCAGGCAAAAAATACAAATAGATATCCATGCCATCTAGCGTGCGCTCTGGCCTATAGCCAAAAGGCAATGACTGGATATCGTCAACTCTTGGACTCGCAAAATAATCTTTACGAGTCATATCATTCATACTGTAACGCACGGGCCCTATGTTAAAAGTCATTGCGTCAATGTACAAAAGATTAGGGATTTCGTATTTTTCTTGGCCTTGCACCGCATTAAATTGATATTGCTTAAAATAAGGAATGGCGCGCAAATCAGAGCCTTTAAAATCCAAAATTGAATTTAATAAAAAAAGGCCATCAGTGACTTGAGCGCCACTGACTTCTTGCAACTCACGAGCAACTACTTGCGATAAATAGTATGCTCGTGTTATTAAACTTAATGCCGTATAAGCCATACATCACTCCATTACAGGAAGAAAGTATATCCAGCAACATTTACAGCTACCGCATCACCAGAGTTCGATACTTTGTAATCAACCTCAGGAACGCCAGCAGTAACCTTTGAAACCACTAAGGATTGGCCGCTAACAACGACTGACGTTACTTGACCAGTTACAGTAATTGCATTACCTACGCCGTTTCCAGGGGTGAAGTTCAACGTTCTAGACGCAGCACCAGGTGTAAACGCGTAATTTAATCGAACAGGTGTGTTGTCAATCGCAGGTACTACAGCTGTTAAAGGAATCGCAGTAAATGCAGTCGCATTCCCCGCGGTAACTTCAGTGGCCACAGGCGCGTCGTAGAAAAATTCACGTGTCGAACCGTTGCTCGCAGTCCAATACCCTTTTAAAAACTGTGAACTTCCATTTGTTGCGACATAACCAATTAATGCATATTTGTTGTAACCAAATGGCATCAATGGGCCTGTTGCAGAAGTGGAGATAACAACGCCTGAAGGAAGCGCGCTAACAACGTCCGCCACCAAATATACTTTATACAGCGTGTTTAATGTAATTGTTCCAGTGTCTAAGCCGTTTAAGCCATTGGACGCTGAGTTAACGACAACAGGCGCATCTAAAAACAATTGAAAAACACCGGCTGAATCTAAAATGGAACCTGTGGCAATGTTAAGCAACGAATTAGGAGTAGTTGCATTGTTGCTTATCGCTAAACCGTTAGCGTATTTCCAAGGGCTTTGACCGAATTGTACTGAAGTTACTGGCATGATTTGATCCTTATTAATTTGTTTTTATGAGTCGTTCAAAAGTTATTGCGCCCGTTATCGGGGCGC